CACGATTTTGCTTCCCTACGTTGCGAGTGTCCGCAGCCTTCGCGATCTCCCTCTCATCCTCATCTAATCGACGAATATCTACGTCATAAGCCCTTTGTGGGTTAAGGTCATTAACCTCTCCACCAGAAGATCCCGCATCTAAACTGCGGTCATAGTTCTTTGAATAAGCCATAATAGAATTATAGTTGACTTAAACCAGGGCATAGTGTAATGAGTTTCCTCAATGAATTCATGGGAACGAACGATACGTTAAAAGATCGTATGTTGACTATCGATAGTTTTGGTCAGCCTTTGGATAATGAGGCTAACGATGTTCCTTTGTATGACCAATACAATACTGGTCTTGCTGCAACGCAGCAAAATATGAGCGATCGTATTAACCTAAGTATTGATCCAAGAGCACAGCCCAGATGCGGAGTAACGGGAACGATTCCAAGCGCAGAGACAGGAATGATGCACGGAGCAGAGCCTCAACCAAGGCAACTGATGATAGACATGGGTCAATTGTCTCCAGAAGAGCAGGAAGTAGCAATGAACCAGCAACGCAAACTAAAGACTGGTTTGAACCGGTCGGGAGCGATGCTTCAGAATCTGGCGATGTGATGACCTTTTCTGATTGCCCAGGGGGTGTTTGCCCTGTCCCTTGGGCAACGGATACTAGTGGTGACGATCTAAAAGGACATCCTGTTTTAGTCGATAATGTAAACCATCCCTCTCACTACACTGACGGCGGTATTGAATGTATCGAAGCAATTGAAGCACAGCTAACGCCAGAAGAATATAGAGGCTACCTAAAAGGCAACGTGGCAAAATACGTATGGAGAGAAAAACATAAGGGGGGAATTCAGTCATTACAGAAAGCGCAGTGGTATCTCACACGACTTGTAGATATAGAATAAACAAGATCATAAAAAGTTATGACTGTAACAACCAACGAGCATGGACAAACAAATGTCTTTGCTAAAGAACCAACAATGGAGGTAATTGAAGTGACCGAAGAGCACAACACAAAAGCTGAGCGTTTAAATGGCCGCCTTGCAATGCTGGGCGTTATTGCTGCCATTGGTAGCTATGCAGTCACAGGGCAGCTAATCCCTGGCTTATGGTAAGTGTTGCCTATACTCCTCCGCCATTGCCCTTAAAGCTTTGTGCGGAGGTTGCTTGGGAAATAATCCATACCCCTGTCTTGACGGAAGAAGATAAAAGAAAAGTCTTAGGCAATCTTCGTCGTCGGTGTGGTCAAAATTTTTTAGATCCGGTAATCATGGCTCCTACAGGTTGGCCTCTTAACCAAAAATAGGTTGTTCACCGTCTTCTTCGTCATCCATTTCTTGTGACATCATGCTGATAGCAAGTTGAGTCAGCTCTAGGTCTGTAGGAATATCAAATTCAAGTTCTACTTCCTCTGCTTGCAACATGTCTTTGATTGCTTGCAACTCAAGCAATCGTTGATGATACAGATTCAAAAGGGCAATTTGAAGCTGATCCCATGTCATTTCTTGTGCTGCTAACTCTGCTTTCCTCATGGAAAGCTGTAGGTGTAAGGGTAGATCCATTTCCTTCAGTGACGTGAAATCTTCCATTCGTTAGACCTTATTGAAATAATTCTAACTCCAAGAACTAAAGATGTCCCTTAGCTCTTGATCCTCCATTTCATCCATTGTGTCACTTAGGCAGAAGGAGTTTGCAAATTCGCTTAGAACGTAAGGGCTGACTGAACTTTCCAGTTCTCGAATAGCACGTACTTGATGAGGTGCAGCGGAATAATTTCTAAAAGCCTTTAGTAGCACCATGTCTGAAGGCCATGGATTGACCTCTAAATCCTGGAGGAATAGCTTGGTTTCTTGCCTGCGGCGATCCAATAGACCGCCTATGACCTGACGGTCTTTGTCAAAGACCCATTGGTTTATGGTTTCAGTGACTGCTTTGTAATCATTGCGATCCAGTTGGTCAATGATTTCACTGTATAAAAAGGCTTCCCATCCAATGGAGTGGGCGAAAGAAATCAATGCTTCCAGGCTGGAAGGGTAGAGCCCAAGGTTTAAAGCCTTTAGTTCATGGGCAATAATGTTGATGTCTTTCAGGACATACTCAAAAGCCTTCTTCTTGGTACACATTTGCCCTTGCTTGACAGCAGTGCCATCAGGGTAAAATTGTGTTCCATGCCCAATGGTGTAGGGTTCTCCTCCAGAGCCTGGGTCTGGGTATGCTTTTTCATTAAAGCCTTCAAAGGTTTTAATGATGTTCAACGCAGTCTTATAGGGGTACATTGAACACTGGAAGAGAAGCTCTTTAACTATATATTACTTTCCTTGCCCTCGTAACTGTTTACGTCCATGAGAAGGCTTTGAATGTTTGCCTTGACCTTGACGTGTTTTTTTAGGTTTTGCTTGTACGTAAGAACCAGCTGTGTTCATAGGTCATAATTCGCTTCGCAAATTATACTAAACAAAAATAATTTCATTTGTTTATATTCTTCTTGTTGTTCTGGTGGTCTAGCTGGTGAACCAGGCCAAACCTCTAACGCATCACAGACTGCTTGGTACAGAGTCCTGCATACATCAATATTTAAAGTGATTTGGAATTGATCTTTCATTTACCATTTTACTTTGTGACTCCAGTACCTGGCACTCATCTTGCTGGGCTTGCTATCTTGTGCATTGTGACGTGCATAGTATGACTTCTTACGTGCTTTCTCTTTATCTGTCTGGGGATTTTTTCCGGCTCCCTTCACGCCCTGTTGACCGAATCTTACGATTTTTTCCTTACCATTTTCACAAGCTTTCACGACGTGTGACTTAGTTTTATGCCCAGGCGTTTTCTGAGGCTTGTTGCATTTCATCTTGTCTTTATGAAGCTTAGCTGCCTTAGCTGCTTTTTTGGGTTTATCTGACATCAGATAGCCTGGATGTAGTCTCTATTTTACTTAAAGAAACTTGTGAAATCGTTAATTATATCTCGTCCTGTATCGCTTGCATAGTCATCATTATTTTTTTCATCAGCAAATAAATCAAAGTATCCGGGTTCATTGTCTTTGTCTTTGTCTTTGTCTTCGTTTGATGTTCCAAATAGATCACTGTCTTCATCTCCCAGGAAGCTTTGAATAGAGCCTAGAGCAGTGAATGGGTCACTCATGTCAGCCCCTTTAAAGGTAAGTCCTTCAAGACCTTGGGTGATCATATCAAGGTCAGTCCTGTCCATGTCAGGCATAAATGTTTCGTAGAATTCTTCTTGTGTACCGCCAAAGCCAGCATTTTTAAATGTTTTATACAACGCATCTGCATCAGGATCTTCTTCTGGTTGAGCGTCTTCATCTCTTTCAATGTAGGTAACACCTAATTCTTTTTGAGTAGGTTTTTTACTTTTTTGATTTAAGTATTTAATTCCTTCACGTATTTCTTTTGCAGCTCCTGTTCTAACAGACTCAAGAATATATTCTTTTACTTCATTTAAGGTTGCACTTTCATCCAGTCCGTATAGTTCAAGTAGCTCCTTCCATTCTTCTTTGTTTTCTAATGGATCGATACCTTCAAGTATTTCATTTGCAAATTCTTCAGGCGTAACAAAGGCTAGGAAAGGAGAGTCCCCAAATTCATTACGTGCATCATCCACAGCAGACAAAACATTATTACTAATAAAACTTTTTACATCACTGTCTGTTACAACATCACGTGCAGGGTCAAAATTTTCGCCTCGTCCAATCTTGTCATAATGTAATTTGGCAAATGAATTCTTATCATTTAGATCTAACCCGTAATAATAAGCAAGTTCGGACCACGTTACTCCTGTTCTTTTTCCTGTTAGACCAAAGTCTTTGGCTTCTTGTTCAGTCAATGAGTAAGCGTCTGAATTAGGTTTTGCTTTTGCTTTTGCCCAGTCAGCAGCAACTTTTTCTTTTTGGTTTGCATAATCTAATTTCTTTGCATCATTTACAGTTCCATACTTAACAGAGTCTCCGGGATTGAAATAAAATTCAGGATCAAAAGACTTTTGGTAACTGTCACCTACTTTTCCTTCTAGATCTGCGTAAAAGTTTTCAGCACGTAAGGCTGCAATATCACGCAATGCATTTACTGCTGTTTGTGTTTGAAAGATATTCTGATCTGTTTCCTTGTCAATAGTGTCAATATAACTAATGAATTCATCCATTGATTTGGATTGATCAAAGCGTGGTGTTACATAGTTATCAATAAAATTCTTTTTAAAATCTTCTTCTAGTTGATATACAGTTGTACGTTCATCTCCGATTGTTACTTCGCCTGTCTTCTCATCAAAATCAACGCCGAAACCTAAGACCTCACTCTTGCCTTCTATATCTTTAAGT